ATGAAACTGCCCATTTGAATTTGAGCAGCACTGTCTATGCCGATGCTGGCTGGTACAGTGGCGGTGCCAGTGGCGTAAATTTTGATTCTGGGGTAGGTGCCGCTGTAGGCAGTGGTGCGTTGAAACATGTCACCAATGCTGACATTGTTGATGGCATCTATAGTGATCACCGCTGATGCAGGATTGGTAGTACCGCTGAAGTGATTGCCTACGTCATAAAAAATGTTGTATCCTGTGGCGTTCAGACTCACACCATTTATATAAACACCTTCTTCATAGATGTCATCAAAAACATTATGCACCACACGCACGCCAGTGGCACCGCCATTTACAGGACTTGCGCCGCCCAAGACCACACCTTGATACAGGGTATCAAATTGTCCGTTGCTGATCACAGCGCCGGTGATTTGTTGTGCAGTGTTGACACCGTAAGTGAAACCTGAAAATCTACAATTATCAAACACAATCTGTGTGCAAGGCAAACTAGTGGTACTACTCCAGTCTATGGCTTTGGTGTTGTCCGAAGCCACTGTGAGGTCAGTTAAAGTCAGTGGCCCAACCACATCAACATTGCTGAACGAACAATTTTTGGCTTTTTCAACCAAGATACCTGTATTGAGTTGGTTGGTTTGAAACGCCATGCCTGTGATTTCAATGTTCTGTGGTGCTGTGAGGATGTTGACTCCAGTGTTGCCCTGGGCATCGGCAGTCTGCGCAATGTAATCTGGCAGAGTTTCTACTGCCCAATAAGCAGTTAAACTTGACGGGGTACCAGCTAGGCCAACTGGCACCGGCACTATGCTACGATAATAAGCACTACCAGCCACGTAGTAAACCAGCACACCTTGTGCATAGGCAGTGTTGGTTACCCAGTTTTGCACGTTGAAATTAATTATACTACTGTTGGCACCTTCTCCATACAGTCGGGCAAAACTAGGTATCACAATAGTATCAGTGACTATGTAAGTGCCTGCAGGGAAAAACAAACTTCTGCGTACCTGTGTGTTATTTTGTACACAATACAATTGGAACAAGGCACGATTGATGGCCGCGGTGTCATCGGTTGAACCATCACCTGTGGCACCAAAGTCTGTGACCACAGCATAACTGTCCAGTCTGCTTTGTATGCTTTGTGATACAGGTGTACCAGAGGTGGCACCTGTTTGTACTGTATATCCAGCAGCCTCACCTTTGTAGGTGTACTGATCAGCAAATCCTAGAATGTCTGAATATTCTGTTAGAATTTCAGTGTTGCCCACAGCAGGCGCACCTTCTTCTAACGTGCCGTTGCCAATAAACAACCTACGGTCATCTACTGCCCAGCCCAGTTCAGCGCCGGCTAGAGGTTGAGGTAAATCTACTTGCAAACCCTTGCGGGCGGTGATTCGTGATATTTGTACAATTGCCACAGTGTGATTCCTTGAGGTATCACATATTTAGCAAGTAATACTGTTCAACCTTTTTCCACCACAAGTCACGATACCGATCAAATTCCCGGCCTTCCAGCACAAATTCCTGATACTCGGGCTGGGAGATCATGTTCATTTGCTCATCTAGCTGTGGTTTGACACACATTAAAACTACGCCTTTTCGGATCTTTGTGCCGTGTAGTTCGTTGTGTGCTTCTGCATAGGCACACAATTGTACAAAGTAATCATCAATCCACTCACGCTTTTTGGGCTTGTTGGTTTGCTTGTAGTCCAGAATAGCTTCTTCATTCAAGTGTATACCAGCACCGTCAGTTGTTCCTGCATAGACTCGGGGGAAATACAGCGGAACTTCAATGCCCCAAAATTCACTGACATTCTTTAAGCCATGCTCCACAACCTTTTGTGCCATGGCGTGACTGGCCCAGGAGAACGGATTTGTACCACGTTCCTTGATCACACCTTCTTTGACATATTGCTCAAGGTATGTGTGCATCCTTGTGCCACGATTGGCTGCTTCTGTTGTAATGGCTTGTGCTTGCTCAGTACCTACTCTAGCTCGCCAGTTTTGCAAGGCCCGTTTGCTTTCTTCGCTTTTGGTTTTGTCAAGTATGGTTGTGACACTGGGTAGTTTGTTGCCATCGGGTGTGGCATAATAGCGTCGGCCTTCGATGGTCACTCTAGGAACTGGTTGGTAATCAAATCTGGGATTTAACAAATTAAACTCTAAAACTTTCTCCGCAGCCACAGCGGTCACGTTCATTGGGATTGGTGAATTCAAAGCCTTCATTGAGACCTTGGCGTACATAGTCTACTTGTGTGCCTGACAAATATACATCATGTTTTTTATCAATCAGCACACAGAAATTGTTCTGAGCATAATTTATAGTGCTGGAGTCGGGTTCATACTGTTTAACATATTCTAACACATAAGCGAGCCCTGAACAACCTGTGGTTTTTACCCCCAGGCGTATGCCAGCATAGCCTTTGAGTTCAACTAGTTTTTGTATTTTACTTTTAGCAGTGTCAGTGAGTGAAATCATGCTTTTTGCGATAGTCTTCTACAGCAGCCTTTATAGCATCTTCAGCAAGAATAGAACAATGAATCTTGACTGGTGGCAGTGCGAGTTCTTGAGCAATCTCTGAATTTTTAAGAGCTGCGGCCTCGTCAAGCGTTCGTCCTTTAACCCACTCGGTAACAAGAGAGGATGAGGCAATCGCACTTCCGCATCCGTATGTTTTGAACCTGGCATCTGTTATAATTCCATCTTCAACTTTGATTTGCAATTTCATCACATCGCCACAAGCAGGTGCACCTACCATGCCTGTGCCAACAGTGTCGTCAATTTCAAACTTGCCCACATTTCGTGGATTTTCATAGTGATCAATTACTTTTTCTGAATAGGCCATGTGATATTCCTTCGCTGATTATAGCGTATTTACTGATGTTTGTCAATTAGATTGGTTACAAGCCGCGGTCTTTGGCAGCAGCTGATTTGGCCGATGCCGCCACAATGTCTTGTGCCTTGTTCACAGGCATTTGGGTCGGTCCTTCAGGAGCCGCACCTTTGTATTTGATTATTTTGGGATTTTGTGAATCCATAGGTTCTAGAACTGAATCTAAAGGAGGTTGACTTACTACGCTAACAATATTTTGTTGATTGACTGGGAATCCCAAACTTCTAGCAGCACTAATAAATGCATCTGTACTAATTTGCTTTTGTGCATTTTCATCACTGGCCCGGCCGGCAAGAAAATTTACCAGACCCATCAATTTAGTTGGATCTGGTGTATTGCTGTTTTCAACTTCGTCAATTCGCATTATCTACGTGCTCGGCCCAGGGCTGCCTTAGGAGGCTCAGCGCCAGTTTCAAGGTCAGCGCCTAAGTCAGCACCTACATCAGCACCAATGTCGGCGCCCATTTCAGCACCAAGTTCTTCACCAGGTACTGGAGCAGGAACTTCACCGCCCATGCCACTTGCAGCCATGCTGGTGTCTAGTGGAGCAGGTTGACCTGTGACCACGCCCAAGGCTGTTTCCAGTTGTACCTTAGCACCTTGCAAGTTTTGTACAAGTCCTTGCAGGGCAGCAGTGGCGTCACTGTTGAATTGTGTGGCTTGTTCAATGCCAATTTGATTGCGGATTGAATCTACTAGAGCAGGCAATTCTTTGAATTGCATTTCTGTTGTGTCTTCCAACATTGATTGCATTTTGTCTACCATGTCTTGCGCAGCCAACACCACTTGTGCCTGCTGAACTTCTGATTCTTTCAGTGTACGGAAAGCATTGCGCAAACGATTTTCTGTTTTCATCAGGGCAGCACCTGAAACTAATTTTTGTTCGTCAGGTGTGAGATTTTGTCCTTTTGACGCTTTGGTCAATGCTGCTTTGAGTGCAGGATCTTTTGTTGTGGAAATAGTTGCGGCTGCGTTCTGTGCTGTGTTCTGTTGAGCGCCAGGAGCAGTAGTAGGTGCCATGTCTTCGCTCACACGATGTGCCAAGGCCTGTTCCATCATCACCAGTTTCAAATAAGCAGGATTACGCTCACTGGTATGACGGGTTGTGCTACGTTGATGTTCAGCAATCACACCGCGCACACGTTTCAGCATGGTCTGTGCTTCACGCAATGTGAGCTTGTTCACAGGCATCTTGGTACCAAAGTAACTTTCAAATACTCGGGCTACTTGGCGGCTCTTTTTTGGTGTGG